CCAGATTAGAGAAGAAAATTTTGCCGATAGTCACTATGAGATTGCAAACGCCATGGAATATGTGTATAATAAAAATATATGATCCAGATAAAAGATCTCACAGTTAAAAACTTCATGAGTGTGGGCAATACCACACAGGCCATTAACTTTGATCGTCAAGATCTCACCTTGGTTCTGGGCGAAAACTTAGATCTAGGTGGTGATGGCTCGCGTAACGGCACAGGCAAGACTACCATAATCAACGCACTAAGTTACGCTCTGTATGGCCAAGCACTCACAAATATTCGCAGAGACAATCTAATCAACAAGACCAACGGCAAGAACATGTTGGTCAGCTTAGACTTTTCAATCAACGGCAAAGATTACAAGATTGAGCGTGGTCGTAAACCCAACCTACTAAAGTTCTATGTCAACAGCGAAGAACAAGCTTCTGACGATAACTCACAAGGCGACAGTAGAGAGACCCAGGATGCTGTTGAATCTGCACTGGGCATGACTCACGATATGTTTAAGCATGTGTTGGCGCTTAACACTTACACAGAGCCGTTTTTAAGTCTAAAAGCCAATGACCAACGTGCTATAATTGAACAGTTGCTAGGTATCACTTTATTAAGTGAGCGTGCTGATCGCATCAAAGAGCTCAACAGAGAAACCAAAGACGGCATTACTCAAGAAGAAATGCGTATTCGTGCTGTACAAGAAGCCAACAAGCGCATTGAAGAGCAAATTGAAAATCTACGTCGTCGACAAACAATGTGGATAACAAAACATGATGAAGAGATTGAAAAGTTGCAAACGGCGCTGGAAGAACTCAAGAAGATTGACATTGACGCGGAGATTGAAGCGCACAAGACGTACAAAGTTTGGGATCAGAAACGCAAGGATATTAACGACTTATCTGGCCAGATCTCCCGCACGAAACTTGACGTGGATCGAGAAAACAAGAGCACTGAAAAACTTAGCAAAGAGATTGCAACACTTGAATCTCATACCTGTCACACATGTGGTCAGCCGTTCCACGACAATAAGCACCAACAAGTTTTGGAAACGAAACAGAAAGATTTGGCAGGTGCTAGAGCGTCGAGCCAAGAACACAGCACCATGCTATCAGAGCTGGAGGCTGCCCACGACTCCCTGGGCACGTTAGGCAGGCCGCCCAAGATGTTTTATGACAACGAGGCTGATGCTGTGCATCATCAAGCAACGTTGACTAATTTAGAAAAACAAATTGCAGAAAAAGCAATTGAGCAAGATCCGTATGGTGAACAAATTGAAGAAATGACTGGGCAGGCTTTGCAAGTAGTAACCTACGATACTCTCAACGAGCTCACAAGACTGCAGGAACATCAAGATTTCTTACTTAAACTATTGACCAACAAAGATTCGTTTATTCGTAAAAAGATCATCGAACAGAATTTGAGTTATCTAAATGCTCGACTCACTCACTATTTGGATCGCATCGGATTACCACATCAGGTCATATTCCAAAACGACCTCAATGTAGAAATTACAGAACTTGGCCGTGACTTAGACTTTGATAACTTGAGTCGTGGTGAACGAAACAGATTGATTCTATCTATGTCATGGGCATTCCGTGATGTATGGGAAAGTTTGTATCACCCAATCAACTTGTTGTTTATTGACGAGTTGGTTGATTCGGGTATGGACACACAAGGTGTGGAGAACAGTCTAGCGTTGCTGAAAAAGATGAGTCGCGAACGTCACAAATCAATCTGGTTGGTATCACATCGAGATGAACTGGCTGGACGTGTAGAGAACATTTTAAAAGTAGTCAAAGAAAATGGCTTTACAAGTTATAACACAGATGTAGAAATTGTATGAGTCTAGCAACCTGGCATTTTCATATAGAGATTTCAAGCAAGTGTACTTTGCGATGCCCCCGTTGTGCCCGACAAGAAGTTCCAGACAGTTTAGTGAACACCGAACTAGATTTAAAGTTTTTTTTAAAAAACTTTACACCAGAATTTATTATCAACAACGTAGAAAAAATTACATTCTGCGGTGATGATGGTGATCCAATCTACGCACATGATCTTATACCAGTGATTGAATATATCAAGAGCATCAAACCGGTTGAGATTGTGATTGTTACCAACGGTAGTCATAAAAAATCTGCATGGTGGAAAGAATTAGGCTGTGTGTTAAAGGACACCGATACTGTGCATTTTAGTATAGATGGATGGAACAACGAGTCCAACAACTTGTACCGCATCAACAGTGATTTTGACAGCATACTAGCAGGTGTTGCAAGTTTACAATCAACCAGTAAATGCCGCACGGTATGGGACGCTATTGCATTCAAGTTCAACGAAGATCGTTTGCTTGACATGGTAGCTATGGCACAACAACAAGGTTTTGATGCTATACAAATCACTAAAAGCACAAAGTTTGGCACAATCTATCCCAGTTACGGAGTTAACGACCCACTTGAGCCTAGTAAAAAACTTGTAAGTAACTCGCATAGATTCGAAAGAGATGTTATACTGTTAAGCACTCGTGGGCTGAACAAGAAAGTACATGCAAAAAATATTCAACTTTATAAATCAGTCAACGAGGTTAACGGTGTAAGACCGTTGTGTGAAATTGGCAACAAAGGTCTGTACATCGATGCCCGTGGCCGACTGTTTCCTTGCTGTTGGGTTGCCAATCGCTATAGTCATAACTCTGAATGGAAAGACATTGCCAACAAGTTTGATTTAAATCGACGTACTTTGAACGATGCGGTAACTGATGATTTTTGGGAGACAACATTTAAAAGTTTTAGTTGGCAGGAGTGCCAAACAAAGTGTAATACAAGTAGGGTAGATGAAAAATACGCAACAGAGTGGTAAAATGGTAACTACAATTCATGACATGGCTTTTCGAATCGCAAGAAATTACGGAGTTACCTGACGATTGTGCCGGTTTTGTTTATTTGATCACTAATAAACTCACCGGTAGAAAATATATTGGCAAAAAATTAGCAAAGTTTAAGAAAACAACATATCGAGTAGTCAAACTTAAAAACGGCAATAAGAAACGTAAAAAAATTCGTGGCACCATAGATTCAGATTGGCAAACATATTACGGCAGTTCTCCAGAGTTATCTCGAGATGTTGAACTGCTAGGCATAGAAAATTTCTCACGTGAAATACTTTATTACTGCGGCTCCAAATCGGAATGCAGTTATATTGAGGCTCGCGAACAATTCTCTCGACGTGTATTGGAAAGCGATGACTACTACAATGGGCACATACAAGTGCGTGTGCATGGGTCGCACATTAAGAATAAAATAGGTAAAACACATGATTGATTATTGTAAAACAATATTTCTTGGGGATTGTTATGAATATTTAAGCGTATTAGCTAAAGAATACGATGACAGTGCTTGGCTGTTAGATCAGTCCGGATGTGTTGCATTTAAAAATAGTCTAGATCAAAACATCACTGTGTATACTTCTCTTGGCGATCTTTCAAAAAATTTGTCAGAGGTATTTGATGTTCTGTGTCACGCCACTACAATTTTTTATTGCCCACCTGTAATTTGGTCAGATAAAAAAATTGTTGATATTACCGATCCAACATCGAGTATGCAAGGATTAACAGAAACATTGTTGATGTTGTTGCCCGAATCCGTCAAAGTACAAGGCTTGAGTAAGTTTGACACCAGTCAACATAACCCAATTCCGTTGACTGATCAGAGAAAAATTGATGCTCCTCAGATATGGGTAGCCGGTTGCAGTATTAGCCACGGTGTTGGTGTTGATTCAAATTTACGATTTGGAGAACTATTAGCCAAAGAACTAAAACTTGAATGTAGTTTTTTGACCAGGCCAGGCGCTGCCATAGATTGGGCGGCTGACCAAATTTTAAGATCAGATATCAGACCAGAAGATACAGTTGTATGGGGGATAACAGATTGGTGCCGATTAACTCATGTTCACGATCATCAACTACTAAATGGCATCAATGTTAACAGCTACCGTGACTTTCCTAACTATCATGACATAGTCAGTGTAGATAGTTTATTCTCTCATCAAACATATTACCATAACTTGTACTCAATACAACAAGTTATTAACTATTGTGAAAAAGTTGGTGCCAGATTGCTATTGATTGGTGTGTTGTTGGGCAATTATGCACTGTTAAATTTTTTACTATTGCAGAAAAATTACATACACATACCATATCAGATTGATTATCAATCTGATATGCTGGTACAAAGATTCAGAGACCTTGGTACAGATTTGTTACATCCAGGGCCGGATCAACATCAAGAATATAAAAATATCATTTTAAATTTCATCAAACTTCATTTTTAATAAACAGACAAATTTAATCACTCAGTAAAGACTCGCACAGGTCAACATCGTGTGCCGAACAGTAGAAACCTGGACTCTGAGTCGCAGGAATCCGAAGACTTGTCGCTGAAACAAGCACTCAATCAGTATCCTTGACAGGACCACGATCGCAAACACCTGCGGTTTGATTGTTTGAATAGAGTAGATTAAAGGGAAAATGACGTAGCAGTGATGCTACACGTTTACATGAGATGTTAGCGTATTTTATGTAAGCCGCCGTTGTGATAAAGACGGAATGAGCAGGTAAAGGACAACCGCCTGTGCAATTGAATATAGTGAATTATAGACAACTATAGACAATTATAGTTCCAACGCTAAGTGACTGTTCGTACTCGGATGATGACAGTTCTCGCTTTGCCCTGTGCGGGCAAAGTGTGACCAAGATATCTGGATGATAACTGTTTCGCTTCGCTCATCTCTTAAACAATCATTGACGAGCACAGCGAGTCAATAGAACTTCGTAGAAGTTCTCAACAATCAGTTAGAACTGATCTGGCCAATCTCTAAACAATGCATGTTGTATATCGCCAGCAACAAACTGATTGAATGACTTGTGTTTCTGTTCAAGTTCTCCTTCCAATGGCGCAACACGACGAAATGCTGAGTCCATCTGGCCCATGTCCTTGAACTCCATGAGTATCATCCATTCGGGCATGTCGGCAATGCTACGGAATCCCATTTTGCAACGAGTGATTCTGTATGATTCCATTTTACCTTCAGATACTAAGTGATCAAAGAAGCTCTTCATACCCGTGACCCAGTCTATGTCTGAGATGTCACCTTCTTTGTTTGCCCATATTGTGTATAAATCTGCCATTATGTCATTGGTCCTAATAGTTCAAATCCATCTATCTCTTTCTTGTAAGCCTGTGCTTGCTCAAGGTAGAGATAGTCAAACCCCCGAGCTTTGTAGATAGCACATTCTGTTTTCATTGTTTCAATACCCAGTCTTGATTGTGGATTATGATAAGTCCATGCAAACTGCATGCATTCGGCATTCTTATCATCGTAACGACGGATCAAACTAAACGCAATCATTTGATTGTGATCAAAATATCCTATGACATCAGTCATAAGATCTGTGTAACGACTGTGGAACATAGGCATGACACTGGAAAATTTCTTGTGTATACAGTACGCTCTGTAGATAGCGTCTAGTTCTGCTATTTGTTCCTCGGTGGGTATGAGATATCCCCACTCGGTGTTAATGTCGTAGTTGGTCTTGCTCAGATCAATGCGGGCAAATTGATAGCTCATGTCCTGGGATCCTGCCTATGCTGAAACAGCATTTCTAAATATTCATTGGGCCATGTGTCGTAGAAACCTTTGCTGGCCATGGCACGGGCTTTTTGATTCAGATCGCTTAGACTTTGTACTAGAGCTAGGGCATAGGTGCCTTGATTCATTGACACACCGTTGACCACTTCAGGATCTCCTGGATGATCTTCCAGTGCAATCATGTCTTTGGGCACAAGATGATTCTTGTTGGCAAATTCAATTTGTTTGTGGAATTCTTCGTAAGGGTGTTGTGCAGGATCGTACACAAATATCAGCACACTCTTGGTCAACGATCCGTAGCTAACAGCAATGAGATCTTCAAAAGGATTACGTCCAATTCTAACTTCAAAGTCACGATCCAAGCGAGCTTTTCTGGCATACGGACACGGAGCCCAGCCACCCAGTGCTGGATGCGGAACTTCTACAAAAGTCTCTATCCAGTGTTCTATGTCTGTTTGTACAGTTGTTATGTCAAGCATCAATAAAATGGTAATCCAGATTTTTTAGTGGTTTCAAGATTGTCTTTGATAATATCACTCACAATGTTTCTTTCGCTGACACTGAGATTCATACCTTCTTCATAGGTCACGCCTCCTCGCATGTACCAACACATTTTAAGCACATCTTCTCTGATACTGAGTATTTCTTTATCTTGCTGTTCAATGAGTTTGGTAATGCCTTCTGGACTCATGGTCAGGAGGCGGATACGAAAAAATTTGCAACATCCAGTGTGAATGGAGTGTCGTACTGCTTGGTACATTCATGATTCTGACAAGTGATCTTGATAGGCTTGAGCTCGCTTTGATCTTTTAGACTTACAATGTGATCTCGTATTTTCTGAAACACATCACGTGAGCAGTTTTTAACGAACTCTTGTATGAACTCTGGCTCAACTACCATGTCATTGCCCATGCGTATCATTGAAATACTCTGTGCAATGGCATTCATGGTCATTTCACTGAGTTTGACAAACGCTTGATTGATGCGCTTGATTTTTTCAGTTTCGGACAGGTCAGAATCCGGCAACATTTCCAACATCTTTTGATCTTCAAACTGCAACACAGAGTTCTGGTTGGTTTCTTCGTAGCTGAGTGGTCTAAAATATATTTCCAAATCTCCAGAGACCACAGATTCACTGTAGTCAGGCATGCGTAGACCTTCCAGCACTGTGCGTAGATCCAGTCCAAACGAGTTTTCGTTGGCACAATGTGGACACACACTGTCAAACTGTAGCTCATGTCCAGCACTGGCAATGCGTATGGCCACCAACAAGGTATCCATGTCGATAGACGGAATCTTCCAAGGGTCGCGAATGTTTGGAATACAGCTTTGAATCACATTGACCACTGCTGATCCGTTGAACAGGGAATCTGCTGTGCGATAAGTGATTTCATCCATGGCAGTCATTGGATAAACCGGCAGCTCCCTGTTGGGGGGCATGTTAACAACTCCGTCGGGATAAAAATTGCCATCGCTGGGTAGTTTGATGTAAATTGCCGGTTGTCTAAAGAATCGGCGTAGTGGGTTTGCATTATCTGTCATGTTTTTCCTTACCATAAATATTTAGGTACATCCTTACTTATCGGCGTAGATTATGGCAGATTTAGAAAATTCCAGCGAACTGTTGCGACAATCCTTAGATGAATTGCGCAAAACCGGCATGCTCACAGCGGCCACACTTGACAAGCTAAACAAAGCATCGGCCAAAGCTGCCGGTGGCACAGCTGAACTAGGCGAAGCATCAAAAGAAGCCGCAACCAATGTTAATACCTTTGACAAAAAATTAGTATCAGCAGTTAAGAGCCTCACTGATGCTGGCAATGCCATACGAGATAACAGAGAAGATTTTCGCAGTTTAAATCCAGCCATACGAGCTTCGGGCATTGCACTGGGTGCCGCCGGTCGCAAGATTGGCGATGCTGTGTCAGGAGTAGGCGATGCTGTGTCAGGGATCAGCTCGTTTTTTGGCAAAAGAGGCCTGATTGGCGTAATTATTGGTCAAGGGGTGTCTGGTCTAGGCAAAGCCATTGGTGCCAGCTCAGATGCGGCTGCTCAGTTAGCAGTGCAGTTTGGAGAGTTTGCCACAGGTGAACTACAAAAAGTAGTTGAAGCATATCGTCAAGTAGGAGCTGTGGGCGGTATTGCTGCCGGAGGAATGGATGCACTGTATGACCAGTCCATTGCAGCCGGATTGGCAATTGGACAGTTTGCCAAAGTCATTGCCACCAACAGCGAAACATTAGCCAGAGCCACTGGTAGCACCGCGGAAGGCGCCAAGGTACTAAGTCAAATGGCACAGGTTGGTGATGCCACTACTAGACAGTTTTATGCTCTGGGTATATCAGTTGAGCAAACCAGAGACTTTCAAGCCAAGTTTCTAGAACAAAATCGACTCACTGGTCGTATACAGAGGGGCGACACCCAGGCGCTGACTGAAGCCAGCAAGCAGTATATTTTTCAACTGGATGAATTGGCTCGTATCACCGGACTCAGCAGAGAACAAGCTGCCAAACTATTGGAAGAACAAAACAGAAACATAAGATTCCGTGCCAGCCAGCGTATGGCCGAACGTGAGTTTGGGCCAGAAGTAAAGAAAGCTATGCAAGATTCGGTGGCTGTGATATCCAGCGCCAGCAAAGAATTTGGTACAGGTTTTGCTGATCTCATGGGCCCGGGTGGCGCATCCACTGAAGCTGCCAAGAATCTACAGATAGCCACAGGCGGTGCTGCCAAAGGTATTGCAGACATGGTTCGCACAGGACAGATGTCCGCAGATCAAGGTGCGGCAGCTATTCAGAAAGCCATACAAAACAAACTAGCAGGACTGGGCGGGGATGCGTATCTGGCCTTTGTGGGCGGAGT